CACACCATCCTTGAAGTATACTCCCTGCGTAGCAGAACCCGCGTTCTTGTTCAGTTTGTTGGCTGAGTTTGCCGCACCGCCCGCGCTGGACGAACCAGCATAGTTATGCGTGTGACTGGCCGCTGCAAAGTCGCCCACATTCTTTGCCGCAGCCGTGCCAAGGGCAGGAAAGTCTGTGATGTCCGACTTTGTGTGCTTATGTCCTGCGGTCGGCAGTCCCTGCAGCTTTTGGTCGATCTCCGCTTCCGTATAATACCGGTCATCATGGGTATGGCCGGTGTCCGCTTTCCCCGCAATGGCGCTGTTCACCTGCTCTTTGGTGAAGTATCGCCCGTCATGGTCATGCCCACTGTCAGCCTTGGTCGAGAGCTTCTCATTGACCTGTGTTCCATTTTGAAGATCGGTGTCGTTCTTCAGCTGAGATGTTTTTGTCGGAACGCTGAAATTCACCGCCTTGTTTCCGTCCACAGCCAGCTGAATGCCGTTCACCAGGATCTTCTCGATGATATTCGGCTGTCCTCCGGCTCTTTCGAGGCTCTGCACCCGTGCCGTCAGGGCGGAAAAATCAGCCACGACCTTTGTTCCAAAAGCTTCCAGCTGGCTGAGCCTTGCAAATATCACTTCTCCTGCCATTCGTCATCCCTCCCCGAAGACACGAACCATCATAGCATCAAACTCGCTGTCGGTCGCAGCTCTCGTCGAGATGCTGCCGCCGCTGGTCACGTTCATGCCGTCGCCTATCTTGACCAGACCCAGCTTGTCCCGGGTAGCAGGGGTGTTGACCGGCTCTTCCTTCTTGATGAGCGCTACGATGACGTCGATGTTCGCCGTCGGCTTCCGCACGGCATAAAAGCGCACATGACCATCATAGGTCTCTATCATGCTGGCCAGCCCTGCCGGAGAAGCCGCCTCGAAGTTCTCGAGAGCGGTGGTCCCCAGCGGAGTCAGGGTCGAAAGGCATCCCGGCACTTCCACATCGCAGTAATACTGGTTCGGCCCGATGGCAGACTCCATTTTGACCCAGTCGCGGACGGGCAGGGTCAGTTCGTAAGAAGTCGTCCCCACCCCAAAAATCGTCAGCACCAGCTCGATGTCCTTCGTCGGCACCCGGATAGCAAAAAGCCGGAGCGCGCCATTTCGCGTCTCGACCGCATTCGCCAGCCCTGCCGCCACCGCTGCCGCATAGCTTTCCAGCCCGGTCGAACAGAATGGTGAATGTCTCTCCGTCAGGTCGGGGACTGTGATGTCGCAATAGTATTGGTATGGCCCCTTGACAGGAGAAAGTTTCTTCCAGCTGCCCTTCAGAGCCGTCAGGTCATAGGTCTTGTAATAGCCGCCACTATACTCCGATTTGGCTTCTGCAATGACGTTTTTCGCCTTGTCCGAATATCGCTTTGCCGAATCCTCGCTGCTTTTGGCATTCGTCTCGCTCTTCTTTGCGGCTGCGGCGCTTGCGGCAGATTCGCTTGCGCTCTTTGCGGAAGCATCCGCACTTGCCTCGCTCCGGTTCGCACTGGCTTCCGACTGGCTGGCCGATGCTTTCGATTCTGCCGCGCTCTTCTTTGACTCTGCGGCGCTTTTCGCCGAGGCGTCTGCACTGTTCTTCGAATCTGAGGCCAGTTCTTTCATCCGCTCGATGCCCAGCCGCACCATCTCGATCACGGCCTCCATCGACCGTGCGATGTACTCGCGCACCTCCACGCCGTAGATGGCCTTCCGGACGCCCTTTACTTCCTCTTTCAGCAATGCGAGCACTTCATAGTAGGTCATTCCGCTCCTCCTTTCGCTTGCTTTTTAAGGTCAGCTCGTCTCGCTTATCTCGTTGACGTGTCCAACCAGACCGTTCAGAGCATCTTTCAGCCGGCTGACTACCGCGGTAAGGCTGTCAAATCGCCTTGAGAGCTTCTTGCTCGTCCGTCCGAAGGTGAACTCTTTACGGTCGACTGCAGCCAGCGGCAGTTTTACTTTCGTGCAGACCATCCACCGGTCAATATCATGGGGGGTCGAGAGTATCCGGGTGCTCAGCAGGAATCCCAGCTTGTCCACATTCTCGCCCGCATCTCGCCGGTCAAAGGCCTTGATGGTCAGCGTCGGCTCGACGACCTGCTTGTAGTTGTCCAGCTCCTCCAATGCCGCTTTGTAGAGGGAATCTTCTGTCGAAGCCTGCCCGTCCACATAGATGTGCCGCGAGTTCAGTCCGTAGGCCCGAATGGAAAAATCATTTTTAGCGCTTTTGGAGATGGGCTCGTAGGTCGTCTTGGAGAATATCCACCAGCCTTTTTTCACTTTTTGGGTGCCGTGTGCCGTGACGCTGTTAACGAGTTCCGATGTCCTCTTTTCCTCGAAAGACATATCCAGCATATTCACGCCGTATTCAATGGTCTGTTCGGTGCGCGGGACATCCTCTTCCTTCAGGTAGTCGTAGTAGAAAAAATAATCTTCTGTACCCGGGTCATTTGCAAGCCTCAGGCGCAGGTATCCGTCTCTTCCTTTTTTGTGCTCCAGCAGATATGTCGTCAGGATGCTCCAGTAGCTTCCGACCTGTGTACCGCTTTCCTCCGTGCTGATGCTCTTGCTGTCCACAGTCACGTGCCCCCGCTCCATGCAGTTCACGGGGCTGTATCCCTTATCGCTCTGGTTCGGGCGCATCATCAGCTCGAGGATGCTCCCGGAGCTGCTTGTCGTCTGGTAACTCCCGGCGTCCAGCTTCGTCTGCATCCGCGACAGCTCGTCCAGAACGCCGTCGGCAGTGACTTCGAGGTCGAGCTCGAATTGTTTTTCAATACCTGTTACCCGGCCAAAGAAGATGCACTCTTCGTCCTCTTCCACCATGACCCAGGTCTGGCCCAGAAGAAAATTGCTGTAATACGGATTTTTTATGGTTCCGAAACGGGTCTCCACCTGGTAAGGCACCAGGCAGCTGAATGTACCCGCCGCCTTGTTTTCCAGTTCCACTTCTGGTTCAGCGAGGATGCCGTCTGTTTCTTCTCCTTCAATCGAATCTCCGTAGGAGTCATAGACAAGCACTTTTTCGGTCCAGTGGAAGCGGGCTGTCTGTGTACCCAGTGAGTTTTTGAAGTCCACTGCCACTCTTCCGGCGTATACTTTGTATCTCATATCGTTCTGCCCTCTGTAGTAGCACACTATAAAAATGCCGGCCTGTATTCCACGCTCACCATGACGGCCTCGTCAGCCTGTACCACGACTGTCCGTCCGCTTCTGTTCAGTGTAGCGTCCATCGTGCCGATGTTCACGGTCTTTTCCGGTGTCAGCACCGCACCGTCGCCGGCATAAAAGCTCATCGTTCCGCCAAACCATGTCCGGATGCCGGTTCCCTCTTTCAGCTCTGTGCTTCCGGCTTTGAGCTGAACATAACTGCTCTCATTCGGTTTTTCTTCACCGTCGTGGGTGACGGTGCCAAGCAGCCGGATGCTATCATTTCCAACGAGAAATCCCTCTGTCTCGCCCGTGAGCACGAACTCGTAGCTCGTGTTTGGCTCGAGTGCAGCTTTCATCGCTCCTCCGACGGTCACAGTCTTGCCATAATAGTCATTGACCATGCCTTTCCACACGACAGCCGCAAGCAAAACAGTGCTTCCTTTTCGTCTTACCCCAAGTGTCACGGTGAGCTTGCTGTTCCATACACTGCCGATGAAATTTCCAGCCATGAGTGCTACAGGCATCTTTACCTCTTCCAGCGAAAGTCGGTGCTGACGTGTCTGGAAGAAGTATACGAGTTCTGTGCTCTCGATGCCTTCCGTGGCGTCTATGTCTGTGGCGAAATCCTCGGTGATAAGGGTGTAGTTTCCTCCATTTACGTCTCCGAGCATTGCCGCTGCCTTTCCGCTGCTGGTCACAAAGACTGCCGAAGGCTTGTCCGAGTCCACCAGCGTGAAAGTTTTTTCTTCGCCAGCCTTTATCGCCACATTCTTCATCTGCGGCGTTGCAAGGTCTGTCTCAAAGCAGAAAGGGTCCCACAGCCAGTCGCCGTTCGGCTCTTTCACGAGATATTTGAACGGGTACAGTCGGTATTGCAGGGTGATTTTTGCGTGGTCGTACTGATACGACGGCTTTCCGCTCACCCATACCCTGCCGATGTAGTACACCAGCGGCTCGTCGTCCAGGATGACTTTCGTCCGGAACGGCGCTTTCATCTCCGCCAGCAGTTTCTGCTGGATGTCCCGGTATGCCATATCGCCGACAGGGCCGTAGAAACCATGCTCTTCCTGATACCGTTCCGTGTCCAGATAAAACTGCCAGCTTCCTTCCCGGTCGTTGAACACCGGATACCCTGTCAGGCTGTGAGAAAGGTCTGCCGTTCCGTTCAGTCCCTCGATGTCGAGGGTCATGGTCTTTTCGGTCGGGGCCTGTACGATGGGGCGGCATACCGGTATCAGATAAAGGTCTTTCCATGTGTGGATGCTTCCTATCGTTATCCCGTGCGGCATATCCATATTCTCAACCTCCCCTCTGTAGCAGCGCACTACTGTTTCCGTCCAGACAAGACTTCCTTCGTCCACTCGTAACTTGCCCGACATGCCAGGCGCTCTTTCAAAAATCTTTTCGTAAACTGTAATGCCCTGCTGCAAAAATACAGCAGAGCACTGCGCTTTACGAAACTTCGGGCGGGGCAAGGCTGTATGAGATAGTCACTTTTATCTGCCCGTTCTGGTCTGCGGAGTAGCCGCTCACCCAGCATCGCCCCTTATAAGTCTTTATGTTCCCCTTTCCGTCCGGCACATCCACCAGCACCCGCCGGCCCTGTAAACAGTGGAGCAGGGTGTGATAGGTCGAGGTCCATGTGCTGGCTGTCGTCATGTACCGGTCGGCGTCCTTCGGGATATTCATCCGGATGTAGCAGTCCCAGAACGTGTGGCTCTGGTCATCTGCGACATAATAGAACTCCCAGCTGCCCTCCGCATTCCCGAAAACCCGGTCTTTCAGAGGGGTACGCTCGATGGTACCGTGCCACGGAGCGGCATCCAGTGTCGTTATCTTCTCGTCGAAAGGCTCGATGAGAAGCGGCCCGGCAGGCACAAGGTTCAGCTCTCCTGTCCGGATGACCTTCACGGGTGCATCGGCGGGGATATGGAACACGAGGCTCGTGAATCCGTCGGCCCATTCCGGCACAACAGTCTGAAGGATGCTCACGCCTTACCACCCTTTCTCGATGATGTCGCCCACGGCGTCGTTGATGTCGCTCTTTATCTCGCCGACAAGTTTGTGGCTGTTCATCACGACTTTCATGCCCTTCACGGACTCTGCCACCTTGTCGATGCGTCCGCCGAGGGCAGTAACGGCCTCCACCACTTCCCGGTACGTCTGGGTCTGTGCGGGGGCAGTTTCATATCCATTTTGATTTCTCGAGGAAGTCTCGGCCCTGCGTGCCATCCGTCCGGTCACAGTCGCCGCCATGCTGATGGTTCCTTTCCGGTCTGCAAAGGCGCTGTTCAGCCACGCGCTGCTCCTCGACGCATCCGAAAGGTCTACCACCGGGGTGATGCTGGGATGGTTGTCAGTCGAGAGATAATCTGCAATGGCGTTTGTCGTCGCAAGCGCACTACGGATGACAGCTCCGCCCACTTCGTCCATGCCCTTTTCTGCTTCGCCTTCGGTAGAGACGATACCTCTGGTCAGGCCTTCGACGACGTATTCACCGATACCGGCCATGACCTTAGAGGGCGAGTGGATGCCAAGGATATGCTTGAATCCGCTGATGATGGCATAAGCAGGGCTCAGAGCCACTTTCAGGCCAAATTTGGCAACGGATTTCACGCCGGTGGCAAGGCCTCTCATTAGGTTTCCGCCGATGCTCTTCATGCCGTCCCAGAGTCCCGAAGCCTTCTCCTTGATCCAGCTCCATGCGTTTCCGACGGCTTCCTTCACCTTGTCCCAGTTCTTAACCACAGCAGTACCCACGGCGACCGTTCCTGCGATGACAGCAGCAGCCAGCAGACCATGCGGGCCGAGACTTGCCGCGATTTTGGCAATGCCGCCTCCCACTGTCCCGAGGATGCCGGCCGCCTTCGTGCCTACGGTTGTCACAGCCTTACCCGCCAGCCCCAGCGCATTCGCTGCGGTTTTCGCGCCGACAGCGGCCCCTTTTGCGCTCGTGCCGACGCCTCCAAGCACCGGGATGATCTTTGCCGCTCCGCTGGCTCCTGCGGCCGCTTTCGACGCTCCGCCCAGAAAGCTCTTCGCGGCGGATACAGCGCCCTTGAGCCACTGCCATATGTTCGAGAGGAAGCCGCCTGAGCTTCCGCTTCCGCCGAGGTCGATGCTTCCAAAAAGCTTCGTCAGCAGTTGTGCGAACATCCCGTTTCCGCTGAAGGCATTCTTCAGCGCGGTGCTGATGGCTTTGGTCAGGGTCTGGCCAAAGTCCGTGCCAACTACGTCGAGCACCGCAGTCAGCCCACTTGCAACCGCACTGGCCCAGTCTCCGCTCATGGCGGCAACGACGGTGTTGGTAGCAGCGGCCACGGTCTCGCTGGCTCCGTCCTTCATATAGAGGCCGAACAGGTCAGAGAATCCCTGTACCAGCTTCGGGTTCATCTTCTTGGCCACCGCCATGAATCCATTTTGAATAGGCTTCCAGTTCTGGGCGATGGCGTCACCGAACTGCATCATGGCCTTCTTCGTGGCGTCGCTCACGTTGAGAGCGTCTGCCAGATTTCCCACATAGTCCGCAAAGGTCGAGCGGGTCTCCATCATGTCCTCGTAAGCGGCCATGACAGTCTCATCGTAGCGGTTGCCTCCGGCCTGTTCGAGGGCAGTCTGGTACTTCTGCTGCATGGCCGTGACCTTGCTCATCTGCCATCTCATGCTGGTCAGTGCGCTGTTCACGCCCATCAGGGCCGTCATGGTACCCTGCGTTGCCGCTCTCCGTGCCTCGATGCTGCCCTCGCCGTACTGCTCCACCGCGCTGGCATAGGCGTCTTCCCGCCCTCTGAGGTCGCCATCGTTGTAGAGCTTGTCCAGCAGGTTCATCCGCTTCTGCACCATGGAGATGCGGCTGTCATAGAAACTCGAAAGGTCGTCAAATGCCGCAAGCTGCGCCTTGTCCAGCTCGTTTTCCAGCTCCAGCTGTTCCTGCCGCGCTTCCAGATAGTCCCGGTAAGCCTGCTGGGTCACAAGGCTTGCTTCGCCGAGGGCATCCTTCGTTTCCACCCAAGCCTTTTCCGCGAGGGCGGTCTTCTCGCTCTGGATGGCCAGACGCTTGTTGATGGTCTCGATGTTCTTGTTGCTCTTCTCGGTCACGGAGGCGGTCTTTTCGTAGGTGTCCGCCCAGAGCTGGTATTCGCTCTGAGCCACCTTGTCGTCGCTCTCGTACCGCTCGATGGCCGCCTTGTAGGTGTTCTCAAACCTCGCCTGCTGTAAGTCGAGGAGGTTCTTCTTCTCGTCCAGCAGAGTGTTGTAGGCTTCCTTCGTCTTGTCGTCGCTGGCTCCCACCCGGGAGACCAGTTCGTCGTACTGTCTCTGTGCGATGTCCACACGGGCTGTCTGCAGCTCGATGCTCTTCGCCAGCGTCTCACCCTTTTTCTGGATGAGCGCTTCGATGGAAGCAGTGTTTCCTTCGCCTGCTTCCCAGAGGCTGTATTCCTTGTCGGCGGCATTCTGGAGGTACTTGTTGGCCTTCAGCTCCTTTGTGTACTTATCGGCGATGGTCTCGGCCAGAGTCTTACCCTTGCTCGAGGATTTCTTGCCGGAAGATGCAGTGGAAGCGCCTGTACTGTCGTCGGGGAGATAGCCGCTGTACTGCTCGAGGATGAGGTCGGCATACTCGCTCGGGTCAAGACCCTCCAGACCAAGAGCACTTCCAATCTGCTTTGAGACCCAGTCCTTTGCCTCGCCAGTCAGGCCCTTCAGGGCGTCTTTCGCTTTGATCTCGCCGCTCTGGTACTTTTGCAGCGCTTCCGTCGCCTTGTCCCACATCGTACTGGGCTTCCAGTCCGCGCCGAGATAGGGCGTATTCCTGGCGTCTTCTTTGGCGTTGGCCTTCTCGTAGTCCTGTACCGCCTGCTGGTAGCGGTTCGCCCCGAGTCCGGCTTTTCCGCTGGGGAGCGCTCCGTCCGGCATGATACGGTCGGCCTTCATGATGCTGTAAAGCTCCAGCATTTTGTCCGAGGCCGTCTTCTTGGCTTCGTCCAGTGCCGCGCCCACAGCGTCCCGCACCTGCGAAGCGGAATCATAGCTTGCATCATAGAGCTGGCTTCTCAGGTCGGGGTCTCCGATTCCGAGTCGCAGTCCCTCCACGACGTTCCGTCCGTCCTCTTCCGCAAGCTGACTCGGCGAGTGGATGCCCCAGAAAGTCGTAAAGACGTTCCGGATGCTCTGCGCCACGGTCTGGATCGCTGCCAGCGCCCCGCTCAGAGCGCCCGGGTCCTGGATGCCAATGGCAAGGCCTTCTGTGATGTACCGGCCTATCTCTTCAAAAACCTTCGAGGGGCTGTTGATGTCATACCCCTTCTTGGCGGCATCTATGGTATCGTCCACCATACCTTGTACAGCACCCGTTGCGCGGGCTTTATTTTCCTCGACGCCCTTCGCCCCTCCGTTTGCGACATTTCCACCGATCTCCTTACCCTCTTTTTCGGCGTCGTCTTTTGCACCGGAGAACGTAAAGACATCTGCGACATTGATGCGCTGGGGTTTGAAATCGGGGTTGAACTTGAAAGCCACATTTCTCTGCTGAAAGTTTCCATTGCCGCTGAACGGCGAAAAGATGTCCCGGATGCCGTCCCAGATGTTCTTTCCCAGCTCTTCCAGCGCGCCCTTGATGCCATTGCCTTCGCCGCCTTCTCCGCTCCATGCCCAGCCAATGAGGTCGATGGCCGTCTGGATGAGCACTTTACACAGGGTGGTAAAGGCCTCGCCGATGGGTTCGGCGCTCTGGTTGATGGCGCCGCAGATAAGTGCCACCACAGCCACCAGAGCATCCTCGATGTCCGGCGCGGCGTTGATGATGGCCGTACACAGCGGATCGGCAAACAGCGCCAGTGTTCCGAAGAGTGCGCCTGCACCGGCGAGGTAGAGCATTCCCTTGCCAAACTTGGCAAAGGCGGCTGCCAGAGTCGAGAGCCCGAGCGCAAGTTCCGGGATGCAGGTCAGCAGCATGCCGCCTGCAAACATTGCCATCATGGTATCGGCAAATATCCACAGCGATTGGCTCACTGCTTCCGGCTTTGCCATGCCGATGAGCTGGATGGCCGGTGCCAGCACCAGCAGCGAAGCGCTCATGGCCAGCATTCCGGTACTGACGCCCATGAAGTTGACCGAACCGGCAAAGTGGCTCAGAGTGCCTCCTATGACACTTAAAGCCAACAATGCAATGCCCGCTTTTGCCATATCCGGAAGCGTCACTTTGCTCAGCATCAGGCACGCCCCGGCCACCGCCATGAGCGCATCCGCCATCAGGAAAATGCCTGCACCCTCGCTCCATCCTGCTGAGCCGAAGTAACCGAGTGCTGCCATTGCGGCACTGAGTCCGCCAAGCACCCCAGCCGCCTTTTTTAAGCTGTCTACAGGCACGAGTGTCAGTGCCGCAGCAGCCACAGCCACCGCGTTCATCGCCCCTGCCATGGCCAGCACCGCCGCACCCGAGCTGAGCTTCGTCTTGCTGGAAAGTACGCTCATAGCGATCATGAGGATCATCAGGGTCTTCATGGCCGTAGTGGCGTACTCGAGCTTCGTGGTGTTCAGGGTGCCGTCGTCCACATTCTCGGTGATGAGCCCCGCCAGAGCACATACGCCCTGTACCAGCACCCACATGCCTCCGCCCATGGCCGCGATGGCGAGTCCATTTTGAAATGTGAGCATGGTGTCCGCCACGCCCTGTGCCAGCACGAGCATGCTTCCCATCGCGGTGAGGTAGGCGGTCAGTGCGCCCATTCCTACTACGGCTTTCACAAGGCTCGTCCACTTCACCTCACTCAGAGGCTTTATTGCACCGGCCACGATCCGCAGTCCGATGCCCATCTCGATGAGCGAAGCGCCAAGGCCAAGCAACGTCGCGCCGCCTACCACGAGGTCGCGGGCCTTCACGGTCGCAATGAGCAGCCCCATGTTCCGGGTCAGCACGACCATAGCGCCCACTGCCGCCGCAAAAGCCGTGAGGTTCTGGAAAAAGTTCTCGCCCTTTATGGCGTCCGCGATGGCCACGAATCCTGAGCACAGAGCCTTCGTCGCCGCCGCCAGTCCCAGCAGAGCCGCCGCAGAACCCCACAGAGTCGAGGCTTTCAGCAGCTGAGACCCGAGTCCACTCACCGCAGAGTCAAAGGCCTTCACTTCCGGCTTCAGCAGCTTTGCCGCCGTCACCAGTTCTGCGATGAGCACCACCGTAGCGCTCAGCACCCAGACGAACCGCTCCGGGTCGATGCGGCTCATGACGAACATGGCCCCCGCCAGCATCAGCAGGGCCGTGCCGATGCCCGTGAGGATCTTGGTGCTCTCCTGCTTCTGCCATGTTTTCAGCGCCCCTGTCAGCGCGTTGAAGCTTCCCGAAATGCTGTCCAGCATCTTCGACAGGGGCGTTGCCAGCATCTTCCGCAGGCTGTTCATGGCCTTGGCGAACTGTGCGATGGCGTAGGAGAGCAGTCCCACGTCCAGAAGGCTCAGGAACCGGTAAATATCCGTCCCGCTGATGGAGTCAAAACCGTCTTTCAGTGCCTTGAAAAAAGCCTTCACCGGCTCGTAGACCCTGGACGCCGCGCTCTCCACGTTCCCGGCAGCGCCCTTGAACTCCTCAGCAAAGGCGCTCACTGCAGCCCCCACGATGGCAGGCAGGCTCGTCAGCATTTCCTTATACCCGTTCAGGTTCTTGCTCTGCCCGGTGATAAAGTCGGCCACAGTGCCGATTGCTTTGTTCGCACTTTTCTTCAGGTCGCTCAGCGCTCCACCCACGACACCGGCCACGGTCAGTGTACCGGCACCCAGTCCTTCCAGAATGCCCAGCAGGGTGTAAACCCCCTCGCGCACTCCGTCCGGCAGGCTGTCGGCCCATTTTGAAATTTCCTTCCTCGCCTCGCTCAGTTTCTCGCCGATGCTCTTTTTCAGCACGTCGCCCAGCGTGGTCAGCGGGTCCAGCAGCTTCTTGGCGCTCTTCGCGATGGCTTCCAGCTTCTCGCTGAGTGTCCCGCTTCCCAGCAGGGTGCTCTGCATCTCGGACACAAAGCTCCCCATGTTTCCTGCCACTTTCAGAAACACTGCTCCCACCGGCCGCAGGACGTCCACCAGTACGCCAAAAGCCTTTGTCCCGGTCTTCGCCAGCGTCGTCATGGCGGTCAGCGGCACTTTCACCACTGCAAAGATACCCTTGAAGGTCTGCTTCAGGTTCGCCGCACTCTCATCCGTGATGATGAGTTTTTTGGTCATCACATCCAGCCCTTCGGCGATGGAGTGTATCTGCTCTCCGCTGGTGGGCGGGAATATCTCGGTGAAGGCTTCGTGGACAGAGCCTGTGACCTTTCCGATGGCGTCCATGATGTTCCACAGGCTGTTGAACAGATGCTCCCGGCCTGACACCTCCGTCAACCCTTCTGCATACTGCTCAAGGTCGAGACTGCCGTCCGCCACCGCATCGTTGAGCTTCAGAAGGGCTTCGTAGTCCTTCTGGAGGTAAGTGTATCTCGGGTCGGCTTCATCCATCGTTTCCAGCAGCTCTGCATAGGTCTTGATGGTGTCGCTGAGACTGGTCGTCAGGAGTTCGGCGTTCACTTTGCCTTTCTGCAAAGCTTTCGCAAAGCTCCCCTCTTTCTCAATGGCCTCTTCGGTCACAGCGCCTTTTGCCAGCGCCAGCTTTTCCAGCACCGTCGTGTAAGCGTCTGCCTGGTCGCCAAAAGCGTCCCGCATCTGCTGCCAGCCGCTGTCGAGGCCTTCTTTCATCCTGTCATTCAGGGCGTCAATGGAAGGCACAAAGATGTTGTACAGCCGGTTCGCCAGCTCCGTCCATGTGTCGGTGGCCTCTTCCTTGTTGCCAAAGATCGTCTCGAACACGGACATCCATTTTGAACTGACAGCGTCTTTCGTCGAGTCGATGGCCTGCCCGAAGCTGGTAGCCTGCTGGGCGGCGAGAGCGGCGCGTTCTGCCAGCTCCCCGTACTGTCCCTTCAGCTGTTCCAGCGCCTCCGAGCTGGTCATGCCCGGGTTCTTCTGGGTCAGCTCGTAGGCCGCTTCCATCATGGAAGCGTATTTTGCGAAGGTCTTTTCCATGACCTTTGTGTTGGCCCATTTCTTCTGCAAGCTCGACTCAAAACTGGCGATGGTCACTTCGCCTTCTTTGATGACGCCCAGCTCCACCGCAGTGTCGATAAGCTCCTGTTTCAGGGCTTTCGTTGCCGTACCCATCAGGTTCAGGCTCTTCCAGTCCTGTAACTGCAAATGCCCTGCACTGTAGCTCTGGGTCAGGTTTCGGATGGTGCTCTGGAACGCAAAGCCTATCTTGCCCGCATCCGCCGTGGCGTTTGCGATGCCCATGATCATGGGTATCATCTTGTCGATCTTGCCGCCCGCCGCCGTCATCTGCGAAAGCGCGCTGGTCATCTCACTGAAACTGTAGCTCGTCTCGTCCGAGTACCACATCAGCTTGTTCAGGTAGCCGTTCACCTGGTCGATGCTCTTGCCGGTGGCGTTCATGATGGTCTGGACGTTGGAAGTTTTCTCGTTATACTTATCCCATCCACTGGTGATCTGGTCCACCGACAGGTTTTTTACCATCTGCTCGCCAGTGCTTATCACCTTGTCCGTGATGCGCTGCAAGGCTGTAAAGGCGATGACGTCCAGTGCGCTGAACTTAGCCTGAACCGTGTCCAGTCCCTTCTCCATGCCGGAAAAGTCCACGTTCTCGCTGGCGGCCTGCACCTGTTCGAGACCCTTTGCCGCGCCTTTGAAGCTGAGCTTCTCTTTCAGCTTGTCCAGCGTCCGCATGGTGTCCCGGCTGTTTTTCTCGAACTGCGCGTTGTCAAACCGCATTTCGACCACACGCTGGTCTATCTCCTGGCTCACTCCCGCCTTACCTCCTCCCATGCTCTCTTGGCTATCTCGTCAAAAATAGGGCGCATGGCGGGGTTGATGTAGTCAACTCCTTCCACGTACCCTCCGTTTCTCGTGCCGTGTCCGTATTGCAGGATAACGGCGATGGGCGTTCCGTCTACGATGTTCGAGTTCGACCAGATGATGGTGATGCTGTCTTTGCCCTTTTCCACCCGGTAGCTCCAGCTGGCAGCCGTCTTTCCGGTCTTCCTGGGCGTTGCCGCCGCCAGCGCTTCCACGCCTTTCTGACCGTATCCCGCCAGCACAGCGTCCAGTCTTCCGGCGCTGACACCTTTCAGGAAGCGCTCCGTCTTCTTGAAACCGCCCTTCTGCCGGAACAGAATAACTTTGGACACGAACCCACCTTCTCTCTGTAGCAGTGCCAGCCCCTTCGCGCCCTATTGAACTCTGTTCGTCCAGCTCAAACAAAGAGCAGCTATCCTCTCGTCCCAAGCTCTTTCTTTCGCTTGGCGTTCAGCGCCTTTCTCCGGGCCGCCTGTTCGCTCTTCGATACCTTCTTGGGCGGCTTATGTTTTTCGTTGCAGACACGGATGAGGGTCAGCAGCCGGTTCAGGTGCCACTTTTCGCACTCGAACGGGATGCCCAGCTCCACCATGTCATAATACAGGACCTCGCTCGTCACGGCACTTGCGGTGCTTTTTCCTGAGCGGGGTCCGGCTTTGTTTGTATTCTCGTCTTCCCGGAACCATGTTGCGGTCATCGGGTCGTTCATATATGTATAAATAGCGGTGCAGTTCTCTTGCGTCAGATGGCGGTATGCTTCGTCCGGAACCCCTTTGTTCAGGGTCATGCAGCGCACATAGTCCTGCATCTGCTCCGGGGTCAGCCCGTTTTTTGCGTCGAGAAACGGCACGTGCCACTTGCTTTCCCATTTAGACAGAGAGAGCAGCGAGTGCTCCAGCGCCAGCGTTGTGGCCTTCCGGCAGATGAATTCCTCCCGGTCAGCATCCCAGTATTCTTCACCGGGTATCTGGATGGTCAGCATCTCGTCACTCTCCCTGTCATAGCCCTCTCCGTCTGCTGCGCAGCCACCTCTCCCAAAAGGAGAGGCACTGGCGTGACGGTCAGGCTTGTTTTTTAGTTGATATGGGTTCTTCGTTTTGCAATCGACAGTGCTCCACTTTTAAGATAAGGTTTCTATGAAACCTGCCCTCTGTAGCAGCGCACTGCCGTTTACGCCCTATTGGGCTTCTCTCATCCAGCTTAGAGTGGCTCGATATGTCAAAGGCTCCCCTACTAGGGGAGCTGTCGAGCGAAGCGGCCTGAGAGGGTTACATCGGATTTGCCACGGCCAGCGCCGGGGCGTTGTTTGCGGCCACAGCGGCGGAAACTTCGGCGGCCTTCGCCTTGGCCTCGTTCTCGGCCACCGTCTTGCGGACGTCTGCGCCCATCACACCGTTCATGAACTCTGCGGCCTTGTCAGGGTAGATTGCCAGTTCCACGTAGAGGTCGGAGTAAGCCTGAGTCGCCACAAAGTCTGCGGTGATCTCGGGGCTCTTCTCGAACTTGCGGCCGTCGAGGCTCTTCTTGCCGTAAGCCAGCAGCAGGATCTTCTTGAACACCTCGATGGCCTCACCCACCTTGGTACTGTGCATCAGCTGCTCCATGTACTTGTCGTAGCCGCCGTCCTTGCTCAGGCCAAGGTCCATCATCTCGGCTTTGGTCAGATTGAACCAGAACTCTTCGACGCGCGGATTGCCGTCAAAGTCGGTGTAGGAAATGGTTTTCTTGATCATAGGTCATGCCCTCGTTCTTTCCATTTTGAAAAAAATAGTAGTGCCTGCCCTCTGTAGCAGCGCACTGCCGTTTACGCCCTATTGGGCTTCTCTCATCCAGCTTAGAGTGGCCCGACATGCCAAAGGCTCCCCTATTAGGGGAGCTGTCGAGCGGAGCGAGACTGAGAGGTTCTTATGCCGCGTCGGTAATGCCGCCCAGCAGCTTGATGACCTCGTCCGGAGTGGGCAGGGTGCTCTCACCGTTCTCGGTGCCGTAGATCTTGTCCTCCAGCAGCTTGAGCTTTGCGGCTTCGATGAGGGTGGAGTTGATGGTCATGTGGGCAGTGGGCTTGTAGCCAGTCACCTGAGTCGGGGTGGTGTCGCACTCCCAGCTGAAGGTCTCAGCATCCGGATTCTCGTTCACGGTCTCGTGGCTCTTGTCCGAGGGCGAAGCGGTGCTGTTCCATACCAGATGGATGATGTAGCCCTTCTCGGGGTCGTCGTCTGCACCGATGCGGGTACGGTAGCTCAGACCGAAGGGGCAGCGCTTCTGCTGGCCGATGCTCACGCCCTTTGCCACCTCGACAGAGCCATCACACTGCTCGAACTCGGGCGGATAGGTCAGTGCCTCGAGGGTGTACTTGAAGTTCTCTGCCGAGCGGATGGACACGTACTTGATGTTGTCGGCGTAGATGTCGTTGGGGTCTGCGCCGTCAGGACTCTCGTTCACAGCGGTCAGGCCGTTCCAGGGTGCGCCGGTGCTATACTTGCCCTTTACCATCGGGAAAACGACGCCGTGGTCAACGCCCAGATGATACAGGCGCTCGCCGGTCTTATCCCATTCCAGTTTGCTCATAGGTCTTGTTCCTCCTTTTTGTTTTTCAAACGGTCATAGTGAACACGTCGTGGTATAAATTGTCCGCAATATAAGAGCGGTCGTGTCTGCACTGGTCGAGGCGTGACACGGCCGCTGTGAGGTCGCTGTCCGGGGTCTTGGTCATCACCGTCACCGTGTAGGAAGGGTGCTGGAGATAGACGTGGCCGTCAGCGTGTACATTGCGGATGCGGTTCAAATCGTATCGGATGCAGGGGTACTGCATTTTCAGGTTGGCGGGCGGCTGATAGTACAGATGTATTTCTCCGACAGTTTCTTGCAGCACCCTCCGGAGAATGCTGTCCAGCCTCAGTCTCTGCTCACTCATGGTATATCCCTCCGAATGTCAGGATGAGGCGCGGGTACTGTACTTTCACGTCCGCCACCTTCCATTTCACGCCGCCAAATTCGGCGTATCGCATGGAGCCGAAATTCTCGTGGGCAAAAGGGTCTGCCACGATGCTCAGCCGGTTCTGGAACGTGACATTGTCGTTCACTCCATCCCCTGCCTGCAGCTGTCGGCCCCACTCCAGCACATCGCCGTAGTATTCGCGCTCCACCATTTCCTCGGTGAATACGCTGGGTGCTGTCTCCACAGTCTGCCCTTCAAAGCCGATTTTTCCAAACCATTTTGCCATTGCTTCGTCACTCCATTTCAATTCCAGAGTCAGTGTACACTAACTTCCATGGCCGCCAAAATTACTCGGCGCTTGCCGTCCAGCTCTTGGCGGCAGTGCCGTCATAGGTCTTCACGCCGGTGGTCTCTGCGTATGCGATGGGCGCAAAGTAGTTCTTGCCGTCGCACACGATAAGGCGGCCCAGCATGAAGGCGCGGCCAAGGTCGGCGGCGCTCACCTTCACCTTGTGCTCGGCGTCAGCATACAGCTTGCCGTCGGTGTGACCGTAAGCGACATATGCGCCCACGTGTACGTCCTCAGTACGATCATAAAAAGGTTTCAGGGTCATTTTTGATCTCCTTTCTTTTGCAGTGTCTGCCCTCTCTAGCAGCGCACTGCCGTTTACGCCCAGACGAAATTTCATTCGTCCAGCAGTCTCAAAACCGTCCTGCCAAAGTCTTCCCTTTCAAGAGGAGGTGTCGGCGCAGCCGACAGAGAGGTCCTAACGGGCGAGCGCTCTAAAGTTAAAGCGCCTTAGAGGTTTATTCTGTGCCTGCCCTCTGAGGAAAAGTGTCAGCTGAGCTGACGGAGAGGGCATCCGGCGCTCTTTACGCCGCCCACTCGATGGCCATAGCACTGTAGGGAGTCGTCAGTGCGCCGGAGCAGCGGGTCTCGATGAGATACTTCATGGCGTTGTAGTCGATGTCGAAGTCGTCGAACATGGAGACAGCGCCGCCCTTGTCTGCGCCCACGGTGTAGTCGCTGAGGTTCACGATAACGGCGGCCAGATCACCGCCCTTGGCGCCCTTACGGCCATCCATCTCAGGCACCGTGACGATCTTGCTCACGCGCAGCTTGCGGGCCAGTGCAGCCTCGTCGGCGTAGAGCGTGCGGCCCATGTTGTCTTCCAGCAGGAGCATCTCGGTCAGAGCGTCCTCGGTGGTGAACATAACCGGGGTGCCGCTGCCGCGGTACTCCTTGCGGCTGCGGATGACCTGCTTGATGAAGGCCTTGTACTTGTCCTCCACCTTGCTCAGGCCGGTCGTAGCCACCTGTACCTTGATGGTAAACAGGTCGGCATCGTTGAAGATAGGACGGATGCAGTTCTCGTCGATCTTGTCCTCGCTTGCCGCCTGACGGCCATCGCCCAGGATATAGGCCAGCGCCAGCTCACGGTTCAGCTTGTAGCGCATCTCGTTGCGCAGCCAGGACACCACATCGAAGCTGGTGATGTCGCTCACGTCGTCGCGGTCGAGCTTCTGCTTCTTATACACAGTGGTCGGGCCGGTGGAGCGGCGCAGCAGGCCAAAGACCTCTTCGATTTTATAATTGCCCTTCACATAACCCTTGGCACGGGCATCTTCAGGGGTCAGGTCTGCGAACATGCTCTTGAAGCGGCTGAACGGGATGTGCTTCACGCCGCCCATCACTACGCTCACCCAGTCGTCGGGCTTGTCGATGATGCGGGGCGTGGTATTTAGCAGGTGGTCTTCCGGGAACAGCCAGTCGATATTGTCGATGCCGTGGCTCAGCGCATCGATCTCGCCCTGCTCCACGCCGGCGTTGTCGAAGGCCGCCTTCAGGGTGCCGCTGGTCTTTGCGCCCTTGATGATGCTGTTGATGTCGTCGATGCTGTGCTTCAGCACGGTCTGCTTGCCCGCATCCTTGTCGAAAACATTATGCTTCATGTCGGTTTCATCCTCCTTGTCATTGTCATCTTCGCCGCCGTCGCTGGCCTTCTCTTCCTGAGCCAGACCGACCATCAGGTGACAAAATTCCTTCTGCTCGTCGGTCATGCTGTTGTAGACCTCTTCGAGCGTCTTACCGTTGGTTTCCTCGGCCATCTTGCCGTCCTCCTTGTTGTCGTCGGAGTGGGCCAGTACGGCCTCCTCCAACGGGTTGCCCTCCGGGTCCATGCCATGTTCGAGGCTCAGGCTGCCCGGGTCGTTAAAGATAAAGGCTTCGCAGCCCTCATCGTCCATATTGTCAGCGCTGTGCTTCACCACTTCCTGAATGAGCGCGCCGGGGTTGCAGCCTGCCAGTACGAGGCTCAGTTCCCGGATAACGCCGTGTTTCACCACCTGTCCGGCCTTCTGCAGACCGTTGGCCCAAATGGAAAAAGCGTTCAGGTCGCCGTTCTCCACGCACTTCTTGGCCGTCTGGCCGGTTGGCGTGTCGTTGAACTTGGCGTAAGCGTAGACCCCGCCCTTGCGGTTTTCCAGCAGTGCGTGGCCGATGACATTGTCAAGGCTCGAGTGGTCGTGGTTGTACACCATCGGCACGGTCTGGCCACTGCAGCCCTTGAATGCGTCTTCTGCAATGGTCAGCCCGTCGTAACACTTGGTGTTCGCCTTCGTCGCCCAGCCGCTGCAGTCGTAGTCAAAATTCACCATTTTGATTTCTCCTTTCTTTTAAGATTCATTTACCATCTGCTCCACAGCCTCTCGCCCTCTTGCGGCGTGGTCACTGCCAATCTGTGCCGCCTGTCCCGCGTTGGGAGAAAGATTCTTGTTCAGCAGCTGGTCTGCCTTGGGGTCTTTCGAGGGTTTCATTCCGATGACCTGACGGAACTCATTCGACGTCATGATCTCGTTACGGGTGAACTTGTCGGCCATCTCGGCCACCATCGAGACGGGTGCCAGCTTGAACGGGTCGCGGAAGTACATGATGCTCTGCTTAGCCTTGAGGTCTTCACGGCTCAGGAACTTCCGCTTCAGTTCATCCACCACAGCCGCCACAAGGGGCTCGATGACTCGGTTCTCGTAATTGGTCATGACAGTGTCGTCCGCTGTGCCGTTCATGATCTCCGGCGTCAGCCCCAGCTGGCTGTAGGCCATGTTGGTCAGGTATTCGATGCTTTTCAGCAGGTTGTTCTCGAGGCTCCGGTTCAGCTGGGTGATATGCTCCGTAGCGTCAATGTAGCCGATGCCGTATCGGCTGCCCGCCAGCTGCTCTTCCAATGTCTTCCGCCGCTCCTGCGCCTGTTCTTTCCGGGCAGGGCTTTTCACGGTGTAGGGCAGCTGGATGATGAGGTCGAGCTTTCCGCTTCCGGCCTGCTCGTCCACGGCGTCCATGATGCGCAGCTTGCTGATGAGCCGCTGGACGGTGCTGTTGGGCTCGTTCATGACAGAGTAGAAGGGGTTCTCCACGATAGCCGCCCGCTCTTTCGGCAGGATAACTTCTTCCTTCTGCCCGGTCCTGTCGTTGTAAAGCTCCACCCGCACATCGTCCGGGTACCACTCCTTCACCTTGCCCACCCGCATCGACAGAATCTCTGTCTCCCCCGTCACCGGGTCCTCGTCGACGTCCACCGGCACGATGGCAATGACGCCTTCGTCCAGCAGGGATAGATACATGTCGTACCGCAGAGCCCTGCCCGTCTGGTCCTTGTTGGCCGACAAGTTCAGGCAAGAATTAAGGCCCGAGTCCAACACCGCATCGAAGCGGTCGTTTTCGTCGAGCCTTACGTGGTTTATGGTGATCGCTGTGGCGTCCTGCGCCATCCGGGCGTAAATTGCCGTCAGGATGGTGCGGTCGGTCGTCCGGTTCAGCCTTGGCCGGTCGGGCCGGTAGCTGTAGCCCCCTCCGTACACCCGGGGAGGGTCCCGGTTCAGAAATGCGTTCCAGGCGTGTTTCAGCCTGGCGCCAAAGGTATTAGGCATCTTTAGATCCTCCCGGGTCAGTCGTCCTTCTTCTGGTCGTCTTTCTTCTGCTGATCCTGCTTTGCAGCACTGCCATTCACCACAGCATTCGCCAGTTCAGGATTGCCCAGCACATCCGAAACGAATTTCTTCGCGCCGTAGCTCATCACGCCCGCTGTCGCCTTGGTCAGCACCTGCTTTCCGGCGTCCGACATGACCTGCTTCACAAAGCTCTTCCCGCCGTACACGTCGTTCCGCAGCTGCTTCACGTCCTTCTGGAGCTGCAAGCGCTCCTTCTCGGCCTTCAGCTCCTTGTTGGGGTCGTCGGCCCGGATGTTGGTCTGCCCCTGCAAATCGCGGTACTGCTTTTCCATCTGGAGCCGGTTGATGCGCGCCCGCAACTCCTCATCGGAGTAATCCTCGGCTTTCTTGCCCGAGCGCTTCGGCGCATACTCCACCTGTTCGGCGTCCTCGCCTGCATTCCCGTCTCCGCTGTAGTGCTTCTTTCCGGCCGCCGTCAGGGTGCCGTTCTTGTTCTGGTATCGCCGCACGCCCCACTTCATGCCCTTGATGCCCCAGTGGTACAGCTCATCTTTGTATACTCGCACTTTGCGGTCACCTCACTTTTCCTGCAATGTCAGCTTCCGCGCACTGCCCTTCCCGAACAGCCCGTGCTCCATGAATTTCCAGTAGTCCATTTTGATTTCTCACCTACCTTCACTTCAAACTGATTGCGTGGGCGATATGATCCCACCAGTCACCTATCATATATAACCTCACTCAAATGCATCCCGGTTCAGCTTCCACGCCACATAGGCATCCATCAGTGCCGCCACGGCGTCGATCTTCTTGTCGTGCCGCTGCTTATAGAGCTTCCGGTTCCCGTTGGTGTCCTCCAGCGTGATGCAGTTGCCCATAGCAAACTCCATCAGTGCCTCGTCGAACAGCAGCTTTCTCTGTTCGCTCAGCTTCTTCAGTTCGCCCAGCGGCACGCTCTCCGTCCTTGCGCCCTGAATGACCTTCTCGATGCCAAAGGGGCCGTTCTCCTGGGCCCACCGCTCCACGAATTCCTTCGCGTTGTAGGGGTCGTAACCAAAGGCCCGCACGTCGTACTCGCTCTGCAGGATGTAGGCGTCGAGGTCGTCGTAAACCTGCATCATGTCCAGCACAGTCCCGTCGAACACCTGCAAAGTGCCTTCGTTCATAAACTCCTCGTACTTCTGCCGCATCGCCAGCGGAAGCTGTGAGAGGGTGTAGCTGGTGATGTAATCCCGCGTTTTCACCCCGAAATATCCGTTCTCCAGCGGGAACAGGAAGGTAAACGAGCAGAAATCGTCGCCCAGCGAAAGGTCAGCGCCCATTGCACAGGGCATCTGCCAGAAGTCCCGGTGTCGGTGCCGCAGGGTCTCCTCATAAGTAAAGAAGTAGGTGTAGCCTTCCATCGGCAGATTAAAGCGCTTGGCCAGAATATCATTCCGTGCGCCGGGCGAGTTTTCCGCGCGCTCCACATCCAGCTGGTAAGTCTCATAGCTCACAGTCTGCCCGAGGTTCGGGTTCGCCTTCAGCCACATTTCTGGCTTGCCTACTTCGTCGATAGAGTCCAGCTTATAGTAGAAGATGGAGACATGCGGGTTGACATACTCGCCCTTCAGGATCTCCATCAACTCCATTTTGATGGTGTCGCCGCAGCCGTTTCGGACAGTACCCTCCGAGCTTGCCGCCACGATGAGATAATCTTCGTTCTTGGCTGCGCCCTGCTCGATGGCGCCGATGGGGTCTTCCCGGATGTCGCAGGAGAGCCATTCGTCCACGGTCGCCACACGGTCGCGCCGGCCCTGTAATTTCTCGATGGTCATGGGGCGTATCTCCAGCAGCGAGCCCGTCAGGAAATTCTCGATTCCCTTCTTGGTGGAGGCCATCTTCACCCGGTCGCTCTTCGCACCCGTGGTGTTCTGGATGCTGCCAATGGTCATGAATTTAAAAACAGGCCCTCTCGCCCGCGCCAGTGCTGTCCGGAACGGCGATAGGACTTCTTCTGCCTGTTTCATGGTGGGGGCAGTCGTCACCTGCTGGGTCGTGCTCTTGTCCACCGTCATAAAGTAGGCCTGTAAGCACTCCAGATACATGGTCTTTGCGGCCGCACGGGTGATGATGAGATACTGCTTGGTGATGAGCCGCTTCTTGATACGCTTGCGCTCGTAGTGTCCCCCATGTCCGCCGGGGTCCGGCACGTACACGCTCCGCTCCACGAAGTAGTACCAGCCGAAGATCTCCTCTGCCCAGAGCTTAAAGCTGTCCAGCAGTTTCAGATCACTGCCATCCGTCAGCGTCAGCTCCCTCTCGCAGAACTTGATAAAGCCGTTGACGGCCTTGTCATCGTAGTACACGCCCGGGTTTGCGATGAGGTCGTCTATCCGGTTCATTTCCATTGAAATTTCCCGGCAGACAGGTATCTCGCCCCGCATCACGGCCTCCCGGAACCGGCCGTAGTAGATGGGTGTGGCCGTGTTCGAGAGTGCCATGATTCCGTTCTCCTGTCAATCGTTCATTTTATAGCAATTCAACTTTTTAATGCAGCATTGAATTGCATATCACAAATATGCTGTTATCATATTGCGTTATTTTCTTGACTTACGATAGATTCGAAATAAGGCTTATGCAGCGTGCTGAAACACCGTGCCGCGTTTGGACATGCATCTGTCTTGAATCGAGCGCATTTCCTGCAAATGCCGTATTCTTCTGACTCATCGGTTGAGCGCAAAACCGTGCCAAAGATGAGCTTTTCGTTCAGTTCCATTGTCATGCCTCTGTTTTATCAAACTCGATGTTCAGCCGGAACTCCATTTCTGCAACGGTATTTTTCAGCGCCTCCATGGCGGTCGAACTCTGCGGCGGGTCGAACGCGAGCCTTACCTTTGCGCCCATGTAGGACGCGATGGCCTTCGCCCGCTCGTCTCCGGGCAGAAAGTCGTCCCACACGGCACTTGCGTCCACGATGCCAAAGCCCTTCTCCGGCCCGACTCCCAGCTGCTGTAGCACCAGAAATACCGCGTTGATGTGCATGATGATGTCCGCATCAAACGCCGTGTAGCTCTCCGCTATCCCCAGCAGCTTCTTCACGCTTGTCAGGATGCTGTCCATAAGTTATCTCCTTTCGCACATCTGGCAAAAAATCCTCTTTCGTTTCTTTACACTCCTCTGTCTCCATGCTATACTTGCCTTAAAGATTCCATACTATAGGAGGATGTCTATCATGCGTGCCTGTAAATGCCCCAACTGCGGCGTTAACCTCACCTTCGATGAAACGCCAAACAACTATGTTTTCTGTCAGTATTGCGGCGCAAAGATCGACCTTCTTGACCAGCGCACCATGCACACGGAGCGTATTTATGACGATGCCCGAGTCAAAAATGCAGACTCCATTCACCGCATCGTTGATATATTCGCTTCTCCGTTTGAAGATCATCGGCGAAAGAAAGCTGAGAAAGAAGCCCGTGAGGCTCGGGAGGCCGAAGAAGCCCGTGAAGCAGCCAAAGCTGCTCAGGCACAGAGCCAGGAAAACATGGAAGCCTTCGAAGCCGCTTTTGTTGCGGGGCTGGGATGGTGTATCCAATTTGTAAAAACACATCGCAGCGAGACGCTCTCTGCTATCGCCGGTCTTGCCGTTCTGTTTGCACTATTTAGTGGTTCTTCTCACATCTCTGAAGTAAAGAAACAAAAGCAGGCCGAAAGCATCGTCGCTTCTCACGCGGCTATGGGTGAGATCCTCTATCCCTCTGGTGCCAGCAGCTCCGGCGATTACCGCAACACTTACAAAAAGCTAAAGGACGCAGGCTTCACGAACGTCACAGCCGAAGGCGCAGGAGATCTGTTTTTCGGAATTTTGGAAACGGAAAACGACATTATTGAGGTTACTGTTGATGGCGCACCTGAATTCGATGATAACACGTGGTACCCCGCAGACACGCCGATCGTCATAAAATATCACTCGTTCTCGAAAGAAACAGAAAGCACGATCAAATCAGGAACACAGACCGTGACTCAAAAAGCTCAGGATGCGGTAAATAGCGCTGTTTCTTCTGCGCAAAATAAAACATCCGAGATAGCAGCATCTGTTTCATCTGTCATTTCCGATACGATCGATGAAGTATCCAGCGGCGATACAACTTACAGCCGTTCGGTGTCTCCTTCCGCATTGTCATATGACTTATGCTTCGTACACCGATATAGTGACTATGATGCCTACTATGCTATCCGAAAAGACGACAGCACCGTTCGCTATTTCACTACGAACGATTTAAGCGTTATGGTCAGCAAGCGGAAAACCGGCAGTTTGCGCAGCGCTGGTGGAATGGTTGTTTCTTTTCCATACAACGGCGGATTCGAGGTATCTCTCCGCTACACTTATCCTGATAAAGATAACACCATTACAGTCACTGCAGCCGACGGCACCACCACTGATTTTTCGCTTATAGGCTCCGCCGCTGTCAAAAGGGTGCTTTCTTCTGACGACTACTTCGATTGGAATCCTTCTCAGCCGAAGCCGGAGTCCTCCATTACAAACCGTGCGGCGACTTCATCTTCTTCCGATGCATCCGCATCGTCCAAAGAATCCCTCTCTCCTGAATTACGGGATGAACTGGCCCAAGCACTTTTAGACTACTATAGCCGTCCTTCCATGTACTCTTACGATCTTTGCTATGTGAGGCATGGTAAAGATTATGATATGTACTATGGCATCTGGTTTGGTGATGGTTCGGTACGCAGTTTCTCTACAAATGGTGACCTGTCTGTACAAGTAGGCAAAATCACATCAGGAGATCTCGAAACGGGCATGGTCGTACATTACCCCTATGGCGGAGGATGGAACGAGACCATGAAGTATACTAAGGTGGGCTCGGATCAGGCAATTTCTGTAACATTGAGTGGGTATACTGTTACGTTTACAAAAATCACGCCAGACGCCATGAGAAAAGTTCTCAGCACTGATGATTACTATGACTGGGTAGAATAATTTTGCAAAGCCGCTCCAGCTCTCCGCCGGGGCGGTTTTTCATTGCGCGTAGTCCGCCACACCAGCTTCCACAATGGCCACGTTCGCCCACATCAGTGCCTCGTCCAGCTTCGTCAGCGCAAGGCTACGCTCCCGGCATGGCCCGATCTTCAGGATCATCTTTTCGGCTTCTTCCAGCTCGTTCCGCAGCTCAAGGGAGTAGTCCTGCTCCCGCTGGCTGTAAGCTCTCCGTTTGTACATTATTATTTCCTCCACGGGCAGGTGTCGCCCGGTCTGCGTTCTTCATACGTCGGCTTCAGGGCGCTCTCGTCCCCGTAGTGGATGGCCTTGTGTGTCGCATCCGACACACTGATAACATTCTCCGGGTCGAACAGTGCTTCCCGGTGCTCGAGAATGTCCTCTTTCGTCAGAGGGTTGATGTGGTGTATCGTAATGCGCGTCCGGCTCACCTTTCCTCCGCTGACTGTGATGTCTGCGATAGGATGGTCTTTGCACCCGAGGTCGCAGCCTCCGTCCCGCACGATGATCCTGTCCCGGAACTGCCGCCACTCCTTCGAGCGGTAAAAGTCCTGGTTCAGGTATCGGTCAAACCCGAAGGTGTCCTTTCCCACCGTCCCGTGAAGCTGTAAATACTTCAGCCTCTCCTCGAATGTCCCACATCGGCACATTTCGCTGTAGCTTTTCATTTCAGCATCTCCACAATTTCGTATAGCAGTGAAATCATGCCCGTAAGGCCCGCCATACAAAGAGCACTTCTGCTCAGGGCATTATCCGGTTTCTTCCCCAGCCATACCGCCAGCAGAAAGGCCACAAAACATGCAAGGAAGCTAGACAACAGTATCCTCTCGAACTCTGTCATAGAGCCGCCTCTTTCTCAGATGTACCCGTGGTCCATTGCAAATGCACCCGCAATCAGGAATGTAACTGTCGCAAGAAACACGGCCCACAGCATATTGTCCTGTTTCTCGTTCACACCGCCGTATTCACCGAACCAGAACACTTCTCCAAACAACGCTGGGACTGCCACGACCCAAAGCATCCGGAACACCTCAGCACTCATACTCTTCTCCTTCGCCATCATCCTCGCCGGAATACTCTCTCATAGCCTTGAGCACTTCCCGGTACAGCTCTTCGTTGTCCTTCGCTGCATTGATCGCCTCTGTCTTTGCCCGCAGCAGTTTGTTTTCTTCCTCGAGCTTCTGCTTTTCCAGCATTGTCTTACTCGTCGCCAGCTTCAGGAAGTGGGTGGTCTCTGCAGAAGAGGCTGTTCCTTCCCGTATCCGCTTTTCCACCAAGTCCATTGCCAGAGAGATCATCTGGTTTTCTCGTGCTTCCGGAGTCAGTGCCGGCCTCATTGCGGGCAGGTCAGCGCCGGAAGTTTTTCTTGCGCCCATTTCCGGCACCATCCTTTCTGTAAAATTCTGTCAAATATCGTTCGCGTTCTTATCCGCCAGATTTTGGTTTACCCGCCATTGCTGGTGTTTTTTGTTTTTTTTTTTTCAAAGTTTGTCATGAATAACTTCATGACAAAAATAAAAGGCTTTTCTAAGGGTTCACGGGTATGTCAGAGCAAAGCAGTAACTCGACACAAAAGGAGGAAATGATTTTGGGAAAGTTCTATTGGAGGTTGAACGATCATGAAAACGTATCCATACCCGTACCACAAAGGTATAATAAGGGAGTGTACCCGTGAACCCTTAGAAAAACCGCCGAAGTCCGGTCTACTCCCCAGACCTCGGCAAGTTTGGCTTTTGTCAGTTGTCCTATAAAGCCGCGAAATTCCAATGAGTTTTTCGCACATTCGATATATTGACTCCTATTCAACTTTACGATAGACTTGGTACCAAAGGAGAAAGCAGTATCCATCTATCCCTAAAGAAAGGAGGTGTACTCGAAATGCGAAACAAGAAAATTCGGAAGTTATCCAAATATCTCTCTGATTCACAGCACACTCATTACGTCCCTGTAACTATGGAGCAAATGCATCAGAACATCATCGGAGCTCTCAAAATTTTCAATTCCTATATGAGTGTAGTTGTTGAAGAGAGTCAGAACAACTGAGTATAAAAAACGCTGGCATCCGTATGGAGGTTCGGATACTGGCGTTTTTGCTTTGTAAAATATCAACGGAGTCTGATATAGGACATGAAAGCCCAAATATCATTTTTCCCTCCGGAGAAATATCAAAGACCGGCGCGATTTGAGAGGGGGTGTTGATTTTGCGACCCCCTCCCTATCCCCTTACGCGCTTTGCGCAAGGGTCGTGTCGTCTTCGACCTCCATCTTGAGCTTCTTGTAGATGTTGAGCGGGTCGTTGGCGATGATTTTATCAATAGCCTGCTCAATTTCGTATGCATTCTCTGCATCCGTCAGCTGGTCAGAGGTATAGGCCAGCCGCATCAGCAGTCCGCAGGAGTTGTAGCCCTTATCCATATCGAAACGATACCAGTCGTCGAACTGGCTGTAGGGATTATAAGGGTTATCGGTCGTTGTTAAAAAGCATCGAATCATAGTTCAAAGCCTTCCTTACTTATTCAGAGCACTGTAAACAGTGGACTCGGGAACACCACAAGCTTTGGCAATTTCGTTATAGGTATACCCGTTGGCGAGCATCGCTTTTGCTTTGGCCATCTTCGCGTTGGTTATCACAGTAGCAGTCTTCGGCATTGCTCGCTTAACAATTTCGTCCGACTTAGAAGCATTAAGAATCTTTGTCAACTTGGAATCCGAAATTGCACCTTTCTGCACAGCTTCCCATTCACGGTCTGTGAACGTAATGCGTGTCTTACTTCCGCTTGCACCGATTGAATCACGCGCACGCTGCATCTCAACGGAAGAGATCTTCTTGATTTCCTTCTTGTCAAGCTTAGGATCAAGGTCCAGCGCCTGAATCTTTGCCTTAATGTTCGCGTTTGCTATCACCATGGCGCGGCGCTCTTTCGGCTTGTTAGCAATGACAGACTCAAGCTTCGCGTTGATGGAATCAACTTCCGCGCGATACTCTTTGGCAGCCGCAGGGCTGTAAACCAAGCCCTTCATGTTAGCAGCTTCTTTCCGAGCCTTCCGTGCAAGTGCTTTCAGCTCGTTCGAGAAATCTGCATACAGATTCTCCTGCGGCGTACCGGAAGAGAGGGTGCGCGCATCGGGCGTCATGGAAATAAGGCTTACCTTCTGCTGTGCATCAACAAACTCGCCTTTCTTCTTATCGAAATACCGGCGGCCAGACTCTTTGTAGATAAGCTCACCAGTTTCCTTATCAATGCGGGCACTACCCTTACGTTCGGGGACATATACGGTCTGCTTACGGCGAGACAGCAGTGTAGATGCACCACCAAAGTGTTCATTGCCGTCCTCATCCACACGGATCTGCCACTTTTTCTTCAGTTCCTGAATACCACTCTCCCGCTCAGACCGCTTGTAATCCAGCTTGTGTTTTTCTGCATCGATGACAACCATCGAATGCTTGACTGCACGAGCAATCTCCTTTTCATCTGCACCGCGGAGTGTCATATCCGTGATGAGGTTAGAGATGATGCCCATCTCTTTCTGCTTTTCTTCCTTCTTCATCAGGCGTACACCATTCGGGTTGCCTTCCGGGACAGCATAAGCAGTCTTAGGGTCAAAGTCTTTCAGGTCTCTCAGTGCAGCTGTCGCTTTGACAGCCACCTTGCTGGAAATGGGGATAGCAACGACAGTATCACCATCGAAATCTGCACCAGACAGGCGCTCTGCAACTTTGGAGTTAATACCGATGGCATCCTGAATATTGCCGAAGTTCCGCTTGCCACTGACATTCTTGTTGTTGACCGTAACGATAGGAATCTCAAAAGTACCCGCATGAGGATAACGAATCAGCGCAAGCTGAGTGCCGTTCTCATAAGTCGGGCAGTAGCACTCTTTCTCGCTGATTTTGGTCAGGGGCAGGATGACCTTAGTAGACTGACCCGGGAAAGACGAAGCCTTCAATGTCATTGAGTTCCCCTCGCAGGTATCTGCGAAATCAATCAGCAATTTCTTCTTGATAGTCGGGTTGTCATAGTTCATGATCTCTTCGTACTCAGCCTTGCGGTCAGCCAGAGTAAGATTGAGTTGCTGCTTAATGAGTTTGATGGGCTGCTTGGAGAGGAACTGCGAGGACAAATTTTTTGCCATCGTGTCCCATTCGCCTTCCTCACGGAGCTTATTGATGGGAGAAAGATGCTTCTTCCCGTCGGCACCAATGTACTCGCTTTGTCCAGCCGCAGTAAGAGCTGCACCAAAGGGATTGTCCGGGTCGTCCTTGATGGGCTTGAGCACCTTCATCTTGGGCGTGCCAGAGGGTTTGTTCGTATTGAAAATGACATCATATCCATCAGGCACATCATCAGAATAAACAGCCATGCCCTTGAGGTAGTGACTGTTATCCACCATGATGCGGACCTGCGCATAGTGGCTGTTGCCAAGGCTCAGGTCATCCACGCCGCGGCGAATCTCGATAACACCATCCTTGTCCAGACCGCCTTCGTCACCGTAGCGAATTGCAACACGGTCGGAACTCATGCTGGACGGACGCTGGAGCTTCTGGAATGTCTCACCACCATCATCCGAGTGGTAGTCACCCAAAGACTGAATGTCACCCTGATGCTCATACGCATACTTCTGGTTGTACTCGGGCTTTGCCAAAACAGTAACATTCGTCTGCTGGTTGATGTTGGTTGGCTGACGAATACCAACGCCGTAGCGCTGATAACCATACTCAGCCTCGAGGATGTAGATGGCCTCGTCAAGCTTACCTTCGGAGACGCCAAGAACCAGATTTGTGCCTTCAGACACGTCAATCATGCCCTTTTTATCGACTTCCGCCTTCAGCGTCTCGGCGATTTTCTGAGCCTGATTTGCCTTCTCGCCGATACCGTTGTTGTACATGGAGCGAACAGTAGACTCAGAAAGGCCTAACTTCGCGCCGATTTCAGTCCACTTCAGACCGTCATCTTTCAGAGCGCGAATCTGGTCGTACTGGAGTGCTTTCCGCTCATGAAGAGCCTTCTGCTGAGCAACTCGGAACTCGGTCGTTCCCATCTTGTACTCGTCGGGCAGCGTTGTGTTGATCTGTTCGAGAATCTCTTTCTCGGTGAACTTGCCGGTCTTCTTCAGTTCCTCCACACGGGAAAGGAAATCGCCGGAACGCTGGTAAGGATTCTCACCAGAGCCCCAAGGATAGCGGCCGGAGTGGCGCTTGGTACCGTAGTGTTCAAGGCTGTCGGTCTCGTCGTCTACGTCATAAAAGAATTTGATGTCTTTTTCAATCGGATTCATGCTGCTTCTCCTAACTTCAATTCCGTAATGATTTTATCAAACTCGATGATTTTGTCCATGATAGGCTTGATTTCAGCCTCGGTCGGGTTGACCGTAAAGACATCATCGTTCTGATAAATGCGGTTTTCGATTTGGATGTCCTGCGGGTGTACGCGGTACTCCAAACAGAAAAGTGCATCATAAATAAAGAGCTGCTCCATATGTGCAGGAACAGCTCCGGTCTTGAGGTCGTGGATTCGCAGTAAGTTGTTCTTAAAAGTGATAGAATCTGCCGTTCCGAAGCAGTTGCCCGAATAATAGAGCACCTGTTCCGGTGTCATACGGAAGCCGATGGCATCGTTGACGTAGGCGTTGAGCGTCTTTTTGCTTTTCGGCAGCTTCTGACCAAGAGCAATACACTCTGCCGCAAATGCGTGCAGTCTTGTGCCATTTTCCTTGGCCTGATAGCTGGCATAGGTCTCGGCAAGGCGTGCAGCATCATAGTTTATCCAATGATACTTACTCGCACCCAGAAAGGCGTGCAGACCTACGAGCTTGGAATGATCGTTCCAGTTCATTCAGTATCTCCTCCTTGTTCTCCGGGTAGATGAAAGCAGCATAACTCATCTCGTTCATCTTTTCTACATAGTAGTCCTGATTTGGGCGATGAGATGCTCTTGCTGACTTCTTGCCTTCCAGTGCGGCCCATGTGTCTTCGTACAGAACCACGAGGTCAGGAATACCCTGTATCTCGTTAGGGTCTGCGTGGAGCACAATGCAGCCAGGAAAGCGAGACTTCAGCTCTTTCACCAAGCCGGTCTTGAATGTGTTTTCTAACATGTCAACCTCCAAAATAAAAAAGGAGTAGAGCACGTCTGAGACGCATTCTACTCCTCCTCATAAAAGAGGCAGATTTTTTCGCGTGAATTTTTCACGCGAGATGGGTTTTGGGGCAAAAAGAAAAGCCCTTACGCAAATCACGTAAGGGCCAAGAAAATATGTTATCTGCTAGATGAGATTGAAAAATTCCAGGTCGTAGTTCGGCGCACCTGCCTCGAACATCATGTGGCCAGTTGCATCGGGCATATACTTATACTCGCCGAAATCCTCATGGGGTGCAAGATTGTGTACCATATAGCTCTCAGGACGGATAGGCCTTGAAAATTCACTGCTGTTCCGAGTAGTCTTGCACTTGGGGCAGTACCACTCCTCGTGTGCTTCTTCGACCAGCGGTGTGCCGCATTCGCAAATCGGAGCTTTGGTATGTACCTCAGCGAACTTGTCGGCGTAGCAATGTACTTCGTTTCCGAAGCTATCGGTGGTTACCCATTCTTCAATCCCGGCGTCATTGATAAAGGACTTCTCATAGTCTTTCATTATTTTCACCTCTCGAAAAAGTGTGGTCATCGGTAGTCTTTACTATATGCTCATTGGCAAGTTTATGCAAGTCTACATTATGGACAGAATGTGAATTTTTCGTGCTGTGGCCAAAAGCCCACTTTTTATCGTTAGTTATTATATTATTAATCATAAAAATTTTATTAAATTGAAGAAAAAAGTGGGTTTTTGGGCTTTTCGTATATTTTTAACTCAAATACGTTAAATTTTGTGGCCAAAAATATTTTCAAAAGTGGGCAGAAAGTGGGCTTTTGGGCATTAGGGTCTCACTCGACCGGTTAAATCATGCCTTTTTCGCTTAGCCAAATGAAAAGTGATAGCAGAAACATAAGAATCAACGCGCCTATGAGAACCTTTTTTGCTTGCGCATCATGCTCATGCCGCTTCTTCTCTTCAAACTCCATCCGCTTGAGCTCAAGTTCTTTCTGGTTTTCCGATTCCTTGATTCTCGCTTCATCCACGAATCGGCGCGTCTCCTGATAGTCGTCCAGCCGCACCTTCGTCCCACAATACTCACAGAACATAAAGTCTCGATTGCCGTCTTTCACCATAAGCTCAGCACCGCAGCTAGGACATTTTACCGTTCGTGCCATCACCAGCACCTCCTCATCGTTGAATCAAGAATACCATTGAAGTGTTGAAACGTCAAGGATTTTAGGGCGGAAGGCACCATATTATATTATTTTCAATTTTTATCATAATAAAATCTTTCCTTCTTTACTTTTGTATGATACACTCAGCATATAATCATATGTTCAACTTTTAGGGAGGGCCAAAGTATATGCATAGAAATAATAATGCCGATACCATCTCCATTGGGAACTATACAGTCTCATATGACAAATTTATTTCCGACATAAATATGGAGTACATCGCCGATTTAGCCGCCGAGGCTCTTAAAAAACATCCTGAGCCATTAAAAGCTGCGAAATTTCTCATAAACAGCTCAACATTTAAGAAGCTATTTTGGAATATACCCGACTTTATTCCATATGATGAAGATTCTGACGACCTTCTTTATAATGCTGGCTCTGCTTTTATTTTAAGTCAAATCACAATGTGTCTTACGATAGCCTACATAGCAGGTCTCAGTCCCTCTGATAACAAAGTACGAACATTTATCTTGTCAAAATTTCATAACAAAACTGTAAGCACAACTCTTGCCACGCCAGAGTCTGAGTATTTAGAAAGAGTAATATTCGGTGTCCTACATATTGCAGGGAATATCGTAAGTACCGAACATATAGGTCGAAGTGCATGTAAGTGTTTTTTCAAAAAGTGTAAAAGATTTAATCCTTCACCAACACATACACATTCTCGAGCGGCACAATAGTCCTGCTCTGCTCTCCCTTGAATCTCATGATAGCCAGCCGGTCAATGTGCGAAATGTCAAACATCTCGACAAATCCGAAAACTTCTCCAAATATCCGCTCCTCCCCGGCCACGGACGGAGGATTTTCATGAAGACCTTATGGTTCATGGCTTTTTCTTGGATTTTATGTATTTTTCTTTGCCTCCTTTGATTCTTTAATAATCCGCTTGTAATAATAGAAATCATTTTTTACGCAATAGAGCACATCATCTGCTTCATAGTAAATCTTACAGACCTGCCAGTATCCTATAAGTAACGCTAAACTAAACATATACGTTTTTCCTGCATCAATCGCATGGGTCCATAAATACAGAAGAACCTTCTTTGTATCAATTTTGTACTTTTTTCGCATATTTACGACATCTCCTTAGAAATCCTCACTAAAGAATTTTTCCAAGTCAAAGGGCTTCCCATCGATCATATCAAGCATTCCTTCAACGCTGCTTCGCGGCAATTTCATCGGCAATGCAATTCCGGCCTTTTCACATTTCATAACCAGTTTAATGCCACTTTTCCCTCTAAACATGCATCTGGTTTGGTCAAGGCAAATATCCTCATTATTGATGATGTACTCAAGTGCCTTCTTTCCACCAATAACTCCAGTTGCCGCACCCAGCACAAACACGCCACCGACGATTGCAACCGTCTTCCAGTTGATTTTCTTTTCATTGTTCTTTTTCATAATAATTTCTCCTTTGACTTCACAAAAATCAAAGCCTCACACTCGCTTAGCACACGAATGTGAGGCCTTTTTATTCACTTAGCTCTGAAGCACAAAACACACCTGTGAACTTACGCTTTCTCGCCATCCCACACATATCCCGTCTCCTCATACAGGAGCTTCGGGGAGATGTAGTAGGAAATCCGCCCATACCGCGAGTCCATCTGCTTGATGTCCGTGATGACTGCCCCGTTTCTCGTGGCCTTGCCAATCGGGAGCCAACCTCCAATGATACCAGCCCGTATCCACGCAGAGTCACGACCGTAAACTCTCGCAGCTACTCGCACCGGAACAGAGCCTTTTGCAAATTTGATTTCTTCCATAATTGTTCAACCTCCAAAAATTTGTGTTAAAGGCGGACTTTTCCATCTCTTACATTGGGCATCACCTCCTTTAATTCTTATCCTAGAATAGAAAAATAAAGAGCCGCAGATTTCTCCACGGCTCCAATGACTCGATTAGTCTTTCACTTTTTGTTTTGCAATGCCGATTTCAATAAACCCCAGCCGGTGCGTAATTGGTGCGCACTCCATGTCGTGCGGCAGAGGCCAGTTATTACCAATGTCGAGTCCACACTGCGTGAACCCTTTAGTATAGCCATGTACCCAAACGCACATCGTACCAAGTGCAACAATCATACCTCCGATAAGTTTCTTCATAATTTTAACCTCCAAAATATAATTTTGAGACTAATCATCTCATAAAGCAGGCTGAATTTTTCGCGCCAACTTCACGGCTTCACTTCCACATCAGGCAGAATATCAGTATGGAAGTAGAGCTTATAGTGGTATGGGTCGGTCATCGTACCAGTAATGTCCTCCACGACATACATCGTATAGGAATTCAGGTAAATATAATTTTTCTTATATGTATTAGGCCCAGTCTTGATGGTACACACCAGCTCGTTGGACGAGTTGTTCGTAATGGACATCAGGCCTTCCGCTTCGAGAATGACTTTATCCGTTCGAGCGTTGTAAACCGTGATATGCCGCTCCGTCTCAAAGTAGTTGGCCTGCTTCGAGATGTTCTTGTTGACCTTTTCAGCCTCTGAACACCCACACAGGCAGCCCACCAGCATCACTAGGCACATCACACAGCAAATAATACGATTTTTCATAATTCAATCTCTCCTTCATGTTTCAAAAGCCACCCTGCGGCAGCATACAAAAAGCTCCGAAGCGATACTGACGAGTAACAGTCATAGCCCATTACTTCCGACATTCTCAGATTTGGAGCCTGTCCACTGCGGTATATTGCAAAGTCAAGCGCTCTACGCATGGCCCTATCGATAGATTCCGACGATTGGCCATATTTATCTCCGAGCGCGGCACACAGAACCGTCAGATTGATTCGTCTGCGCTGCTGGATAAAGCCCATCGATTTCTCAAGCGCCTCTCCCAACATCTCAAACCCTACAGTCCCATCAGGTACGCCCAAATCCTTTAGAAAAACGCTCATTGTTTCTCTCATATGTAGGCCTCACTCTTTCACCATACTCCCTTTCCGCGTCTGGTCATCCGCCGGCCAGAACGTGTAAATATCATCAAACACCACCGGAATCTTCTTCTGAACCTCCAGCAACAGCGGACACATCAGCTCACGCATCTGAGGATGGGCCGCCACAGGAGTACGCAGCTTGAAGATATTGCGCCATTCACGGTAGTTGGCCGTCACCACGATCTCGGTCTTCAAACACAGCGGTAACACACAACGAGCCTGTTCGGGACGCATACCGTTAGCGATCATAAGCTTGTAGTCCTTTTCGGCATAGGTCATGGCTTCCAAGAACGCACTTTTGATCGTAACTTCGCTATCATTCAGTTCGCAATACTGCTCGCCACGAATATAAGAAGGCCAAATAAACGTCAGCTCCCCGCCAAACTTCTCCTTCGAGTAGTTGCAGTACCGTGTGCTCTCCTGTGCGAAGCTCGCAATGCGGTGCCGCACCAGCTCATTGGCAATGCCCCGGTCACAGGTAAACCGCACAGACAGCTGAGAATGCTCCAGCATAGCCTCATGCCCCTGCTTCACCAGAAAGCTCACCAGCTTCTTTGCCGACTCGCCATCCGGCGTGATCTTGTCTTCGCTCTTGTAGCAGACCCGGGCCACCCGCTCGATCTGCTGCAGTTCCTTGATGCCACCCTCAGAAATATCAGTGAGGATTTCGTACTTAGGTTCAACGATTTTCATAATTAAATCTCCTTTTCATCAGTGAATCAACCATTTCGAGCTGACTGAGGCTCTTTCCGTTGGCTCTTGCGACAACAATATTGATATTAAGATCTGTGCTTGGAATAATATACCCAAGATGCTCCATTCTTTTATGATCACAGGTAGAAACTTTAGGACAAACAGCGCACCTTCCAGCTAACTGAGTACAAGCTCCAAACGACTCATTCATGTAAAAACCTCCAGAATCGAGTTGAGCAACCAATTAAAACACTGCTTAAAAAATAAAGCGAGTCGGTGCAGCCAATATGCAGACTCTGATGGAATATCTCTTTCTTGACCCCGCAGTGCATAGTACAGCCATCGGTCAAATTTGCGAAACGAAATATTATTCGCCAAACACCATAGCTGAGCATCTTGATAGCTGATTTCATTGCGAATGCATTCCGTAGTTCTTAGCTGCGATGTTCTCGATGATGCAGCCGCGGAACTCACGAGCCTCGTCAAAGATACCGATGAAATAGTCTGCCTCGGAAAGCTTCTTGATGGACTCACCGAGATACCACAGAGCCTCATTCACGTTCGCCGGAGGGTTTCCCTCAAAATAGGTCGGGATGACCTCGAGTTCTTTATCGAAAACGGCTTCGGCGATCCGGTGGAGCTTATCGAAGGTCTTGCGGATGTCTTCCTCGCTCCGCTTGCGCATAGGGCAGCTGATAAATAACTTCTTCATGATTTCCTCCTTAGAACGGCAGGTCGTTTCCAGTCGCGGGCTCTGCCATGTTCACCTCAGGTGCAGCGTAGCGGGCAGCATACGGGTCAGAATCCACATCCTGCTCCACGTACATGACATCAGCATACAGGCTGAACTCACCCGGGTTGTTGCGCTTCTCCACGAGATTGCACAGGCAGTTGACGTTCTTGACACGGATGTAATCCAGCTGACCGACCATGTCGATGTCACAGAGCAGCTTCTTGCCGGTAGTAGTCACCCAGTAGACGTGCGGCGGCCACTTGGACTCCATGTTGACGTTGACCGGAACGAAATAGGTCGGCAGAAACGACTCATCATAGGTCTTTTCCGGATTCGGACGGGTCTGCTTGACCGTTACACCCATATCCATCAGATGATGCGCCATGTCTTCGGTCAGAACCAGATTGACCCGGCGCTTGTTGGAGCCGAAGCGGTCACGGCTGGGGTCGCCGCTGAAGTTGGTAGTAAAGATGAAGCGAGTATTCTCGATAGATACCTTCTGGCGTTTGTTAATCATAAATATCAGTCTCCTTTTTATCGTACATCAAAATTCTGCGCAGCTTCGTCCTGCACATCGTCCCACGGAATATCAGGCTTCTGCCAAGGCGGCAGCCCGGCATCATCGGAGGCAAAGCTATCAAAGTCTCCATACTCGGAGATCGCCTCAACGGCTTTTGTCGCCATCTTATCAAAATAAGACCGGTCGACAGTCTCTTCTAGATGCAGGTTATAGACCATCTCGCTTTCCAACCAGCGATAATCTTTCGCACCTGTCACAGAGTCATACTTGGTCTCACCGTTGTCTTTGGCACCGGCTTCTCTCACAAGCAGTGCGCCGCCGCATCCGGGTTTGATAGGGCAGAACTGGCCAACGCGCCCGACAAAAATATAATTGTGCTCTCCTTCGGCCAAGTCCTCGTTTTTGTCGAGGTAGATAGCGCCCTTCGACACCGATTTGGTCTCGCAGAGATCATTGAACACAATATCTTCGTGAGAGAAGAGCGTCTTAAATACATACGGAACCTGAAACTGAGTACCGGTGGCCGTCCACTCTCCGCCTTCCTTCTCGTTATCTCCCGGCACGTATCCATACCGAGCCTTGCAGTCAGCTGCGTCCATATACCTTGCAATGTAGACCGCATTGTTCACAAGGCACATCTTCTCGTAGGTAGCCTCATGCTCAAACTGGTAGCCGTACTTCTCTGCAAACTTCATGCAGAAGTCGATGATCTCCGGCGTAGCACCGGGGATCTTGATGGAGTCGGTCTTGATATGGGCAACCGTGAAACCGCGCTGCTGTACCTCATCCTGCAAAGTGCGCATAAACAAAGCGCCGCGCAGGGCGACAATGTTGTTCGCGTTCTTCGGATTACGGAACGGGTTATCGAAAGTCGCGCTGGTCAGACCGTACACCGAGTTGATGGCAATCTTCAGCGCCTGCGCCAATGCTTTCGCCTGTGCAGGGTCATCCAGATACTTGGCCAGCTTCCCGCCAAAGAGCTTCTTGGCCTTGTCGTACTCCTTATGTTTGACATAGATACGTACATCCATAAGGTCATTGAAGTTTTTGGTGTACTCACCAAAGTAGTTCATGGCGACCGCCGAGTGTGGATGAAGTGATGCCACATCCAGCAGCGCGACATTCCAGTACATGCCAGGTTCGGCATAGACATAGCCGCCCAAACCAAGGTCTGTTCCACGGAACATGTTGTGCATCCGGCCATCGTCGCCTTTGGTCCACTCGTAACCCGGGAAGGCATTGATGATGTTTTTGGACACCAAAATATCAGGCTCGACCTCGGTCAAAGCGTCCTGTTCTCCGGTCGCAAGGTCGGTGTAAACCAGCTTCGGGTGCTTTTCCTTGCCAAAGATGATGCGCGTGGTCAATGTGTTGGTCGTGTCGTTGACCGTCAGTCCGGCAATATCTGCCAGGATCTCCCGGGCTACAAAGTCTGCATGACGTGCGTTGAACACGGCTTCTGTTGCCAGAACGTCATTGTCGCAGTATTCCGCGACCTTGTCCCAAAGGCTTTTCGGCACGGGCTGGTCCCATGGTAAGCCGAGCTCTTGGTGATGGATGCCCAGCTCGATTTCAAACTTCTTCAGGCTCTGCTTTTTGGCAGAGAAGTCATAAATATCCGTGTAGGACAGGTTATACGCCTCGCCAAAGAAACCCGTGTGCTCGTTGATGATGCGGTTCGACAGCGCATAGAGCTGCTCTGTCGTCCACCCCAGCATGCAAGCCCAAAGCATATGATTGTCGTACTTGCGGTTATTAAAGCCGACGAGCCGGTAGTTTGTCAGTGCTTCGACCTCGCTGGCGGTAGGATTCACCATGCGATGAACCGGCTTATCCTCGCCTGCCAGTTTCCAGTTGATGAGGAAAAGGTTCGGAAAAACCTCACAGTCAAAGAACGCGATAGGGGCCTCCAAAATATCAGTCTCGCTCTTTGCTTCCTCTTTGGACTTGAAATGCATCTTTGCCACCGTCTTGACACAAATATCAGCCTGATTCGTGCTGCTTGCGGCAAAGAGCAGGATAGCATTGCGCATATCGTCCACATCATAGACCACGTTGCCCTCGTATGCCTCCTCCATGACATGGGCAATAAAATCCACATTCGGCTTCGTGTAAGGGCTGATTTCCTTGGCAAGCGCCTTTTTGATCAGTATCCTCAGATGCCTTTCGTTCTGGACCTGCTTTGCATCGACCATTTTTTCTCCCTTCAACGGCAGACCACTGCTGATAGAAGCCACCGAAATATCATTGCATTTCGACAGCTTTCTCCGCAGTGAAGATTTCCCGGTAAATACTTTGACTTCGATGTTTTCGTCGTAAATGCGGCTGAGCTTTGCAACATCGCCAGTGTAAATATAATGCAGATGGATTCCCGCACCGGATTTACTCAGCTCCGCATAAGTCCGGGGCCATTTGGATCTTCTTCAACATTTCCTTTTCAGCCTTGTAGTCCGTCCACTTCTCGTAAGCCACACATGCTCCGATGACTGCTGCATACAGTCCCAGAACAATGCCGCTCCACTTAAAGCTGTCGCCCCAAGTAACAGGTTTGTTCATAAAGTTCTTAATAGCTTTCATCATAGTAATTTCTCCTTTCAATGTAAGCCCTCTTACCTCCATAAAGCAAGCTGAATTTTTCGCGCCGGACAAAAAGAAAGAGCCTATGTTTCCATAAGCTCTTCCCGAGATAAAGCCGATGCTACGTCGTTTGCCGGTCTATCGTAAAAATATCAGTCTTTCGAC